GAGATAATGTGCCATCACCAATATTTAAAACAAGTGGTAAAGTATCTCCATCTAGAAAATCTTGTATAACATTTCTTGCTCCTTCATAAGCAAAGTTATCATCCATTTTAATAGACATACTTCCAGTAACTACATATTCAGGTATAGAATAGCTTTCTGCATCACCATTAGAATTAAATCCTACTCTATTAACACCATTAGATATTGTTACTGAAAAACTCTTTAAAACTAAGTCTTGAGCAGAGCCATCATCACAAGTTAATGTTTTAGTAGATATGTTTCCAATATTATAATATCCAGTTGCTTCAGGTGCTGTCCAACTTCCTGTTCCAAATGATTGTTCTAAAACAGTACCAGTTGATACAGGGTTAGAGAAACCACTAAAATAGTTTCCACTCATTGTCATGTTACCACCATTTGTTCCATAATCAAGATTTAAAGTTAGGTCTGAACATACTGCTCCAGTAACTCTAATACCCTCTCCTGAATCCACTCCTGCTACTTCATAAGCAAGATTTACTGTGTGTGGTAGATTGTCAGTTTTAGAGCCACCCAATGAACTTAGCAATGCTCCTTGACCACCTATTTCATGTGTGTGTATATATGAACTAGCTTCACTATGCTCTTGACAAACTAATGCCAAATGCTGTGATAGCAATTTAGGTGTTGCAATCATTTCAAAAGGCATAGTAACTGTACCACCTCTTGTGGAAATAATTGTATCATTAGAGTTTTTAACCAGTCCTCTACCTGACAACAACCTTGATTCTCTAGTTATGTTAAATACAGGTTTCTGAACTTGAACAATAGGTAGCTGCCTAAAAGCAACTGTGTCATCTCCTGTATTATCTAAACCTACCCCAAAAGATGTTTCAGCTTTAATACCTGCTACAACCTTACTAATGGGCATTACTTTGTCACTTATAGCCATTACTTATTCTCCTTACTTTTTGATGTTTTATTTTGTACTATTTTAACTAACCCCATTGATTGCATTTCTTCTGCTGTTTCTTTAGTTAGTGCTATCTCTTTGCCATCTTTTAAATCATTAAACTCTTTTGATGTGCAGGGCATTCCAACAGCATTAAATTTCTGTAGTTTTTTTGTAAATGGTATTACTTTCATTTGTTTTTTTCTCCTATGCTACATTCCCAATATGCTGACAAGTAAAATCATATTCAGCAACATAAAAACCTTCTTCACCTTCTATCTCTGCATCTAACTCCATATTATTCATTCTAAGGTCAAATGCTGTGGTTGAATCAGTTAATGTTATTGTAATATTATCATGTATGAGAGCTTCTAGCCTACTGCAATTATTCATTACATGGTCTAGAAAATTATGGTTTTCTCTCCTGTCTTGAAACACATATTGTATGGTTATACTGTATTCTCTTTGCTCCATAAATGAAGCATATTCTGTCAATGTTGAGCCATTAGGTATTAACCTGATAGACTCATTTGCTTTTAATAAAGGGTCTGCTAAAGTTGCCTTCTGTACAGGTATAGGCATTTCTGCTTTTACTATTTCCATTAGCTTATCCATTATATTATTAAAATTATTTGTATAAGTAACTGCCATTAGAATCTTTTTCCTTTTCTACTTAAATTAATTGTTCCTGTTGAAGCATTACTAATTTTTCTGTTTTCTGATACTACAGGTATTTCCCACTTATCATCTTCAACCATAGCTGCACCTGAAAATCTAACTCTTAACCCCCCTAAGCCTGACCAGTCATCTAAACCACCTGTTACTATATTGTCTGTGGATTCTTGTCCATACAATTTGTCATCACCAAAATATTCAACCTTGCATTTAGCCACTCCATAAGCTCCAGCAGTTGTGCAAGTTATTTTTAATACATCATATAGCTCACCATAATATTCTCCTGCTGTTTCTACCAGTGTCATTGTTCCTACTTGTGTGATAGTTCTTATAGAGCCTTGTGAATCTTTGTTATCTACCTCAAAAGATAATTTAAACTCCCCTGCATTAAGCCTATCTACAAGCCCTGTTCTATCTGCATTGCTTACTAAATTATAATAATAATCAGCTTCTTCACTCATAGGGTCTTTAGACCTTATTAAGTTACTAGCACATATATAGCAAGTAGCCTTTATAATTAATGCATCATATTCTGCTGTTATGCCTTGTGTTTGCATATTGTCTATCTGTGTATACTTAGGTAGAGGTGTTGGGTATCTAGCATCTAATAAATTATTTAATTCCATACTAGCATTAACTAACTGCTGGTCAATAAATGTTGAAAAATCTTTACCTATTTCAAACACTAGGTTGTTTATAGTTGTGGAAGTATAGCTCTCATTGTAATATTCTAATTTGTTAGTAGCTGCTGTATATTTCCACTCACCATCTGCATTAGGTGTTCCAAGTTGCCCTGCACTTTGCTCCTCACCATTAATAAACAAGCTGTCTATATAAGTTCCTGCTGAATTTATTTCTACATGACCAACATCATTAAATGTGTGTAGATAAGATGCTGTTGATGGGTTAAATATTTGAATTTTGCTGTCAAATTCTCCCATCTTGTTGAAATAGTTAGCTAAATCTGATTGTGTAGCATATTTAAAGCTAGTAACTGCCATTATTTACCTCTTTTTTAATTTTTTCATGTAAAGTATAGGAGTGGAACAAAAAGCTGAAAAACAACCCCAAAAATATTATTATTTCAAAAATCTGTTCCACTTCCTATTAACCTAAACTTATTACTCTTATATCTGTGTCTGCTTTAGGGTTGCAACTTCTTGCCTCTAAAGTTACTATACCATTTATAGTAGTAGCAGAGCTTTCCACCCCACCTGCATGACCTGCCTTAGTATTTGCAGATACAACAAACTCTGCATTAGGGTAGGCATCTATTCTTATCTCACCTGTTTCATAATTTATAGTGGCAGAACCACCTGCTCCTGATAGAACTCCATTACCATTGTCTAGCAAAAATGCTCCTGAGTTTTTTCTAGAAGCATAAGTAATTGGGTCAAATATTGTGTCATCAGGTAATTTAGCTACAACTGCTTTTTCTAGGTTTCCAACAGCAGGTATAATACCAACTCCAAATGGTGTTGTTCCACTAGATGGAGCAGATAGAGCTATTGCACCAGTTGAAAGTCTAGAGCTATCAGTCACTCTTAAATCTCCACCTATAATACCTATAGTTGCTTTTCTGTTTTTTAAGTTAGTTCCTGCTGTAAACTTATCATTTATAGCTGATTGAATTTTAGTAATCACATTTCCAAATGTCAAATCACTAGAGTCTGTTGTAAATTCTACATCATCTGCTGAAGAGCCTGATATAGCTAGACCAAATGTATATGTTGTTGATGCTGCAAGTCCAGTCTTAGATGAAGCAGAAATACCTGCTAATCCAAACTCTTGAAATCCATGACTATAAAACTTTATAGCTACACTACCTGCAACTAAACCATCACAAACAGCATCTGCTGTTCTTCCATAACCAAAGAAATTCATTGCTCTAAATTTACCACTAGCATTTGTTTTAGCTACTGTAGCACTACCATTTCCACCACCATTGTATGAAGTGTCATCAAAGTCATGGTGCATATTAAAAAATGGTAATCTAACAGCTACATCATCTGCATGAGTTGCTGCTGTTGAGCCATATAAACCTCTAATTATTGTGCATGTACTATTTGCTAAGTCTGCTCCTGTTCCTACTGCTGTAACTTCACATATCTCATTCTCTAGCCTAATTAAATCACCAACCTTAAAATATTTGCTATGTCCATTCTCTAGGTTAAGTGTAGTGTGAGTTGCATCAGAACCCATAGTTGCTGATGTAGCATGGTCAACATCTGCACCACTATCAACATATTCATTAGAGTTAGGAGCTTCATTGTCAACCACAATACCCATTCCTGCTCCATATGCAGTAGATGTTCCAATTAACCTATTGTTTGGCAAATAAACACACTCACCTGCTGGTAATAGCATTGAAAGATAATGTGTAGCATCATTTACAGTATCTGCTGAATCTGTTGCATCATCAGTAACCCACTCTGCTGTAGATATTAAAAGCTCACAACCAACTCTACCTGTATTCTCTACAAATATTGCTTTAGGTGCAACCATAGTATCATTGGCTATATCTCTTGAATAATTAACCAAATCAATCCCTGCATTTGAATTATCTACCTTTATAATTTTGTCAAAGATTACACTATAATTTCCTGAAATAGTTTTTGTATAGTCACCTTTTTCTGTTCTAATACTTATCTGTTTTGAATACCCTGCCATAATTTTCTCCTATTGATAATGATATTTTACTAATAATTGTGCTGTCACATCTGTTGTTGCACCCACATTTTCAACAAATGCTATAATAACCTTGTCTGCTGCAACATTAGCAGAATCTACTGTGAGAGTTGTTGTTGTTATTCTGTCATCTCCTGTGGTAAGTGTGCTTCCATTGTGTGCAAGTAGTGTTCCACTAGATAAATCCCCTGCTCCACTACCTGTTCCTGTTGCCATTGTGTAAGAAAATAAATGAAAGTTTAATGTGTCTGATGCATCTGTGGAAGCTATAACTCTAACCTCATCTATTGTAATTGCTACTGGCACATAAAATAATACAGGCACTATGTTCTCTGCTGCACTTGATATTGTTAGTGTGGTAGCTGGGTCTGTTCCTGTGCCAAAAGCTGTTGAAGGTGACCAGTCTGTATTTCCTGTAGCATCTAAACCAGCCATTGAAACCATTGGATGGTGAGTATCTGCTGTAGGTGACATATCAAATACCCCAAATTGTTTAATCTGAGTGTTTGCATAAGTCTGTGTAGAGCCTACTTTTACTAGACCATTGCTTGTATCAACTGCAAGTAAATCACTTCCATTAGACCTTTCTACTAAAAAAGTTCTTGTGCTGTCTGTTGAAGGGGTAACACTTAACCCTTTTGAGCCTAAAGTTATTGATGTAGATTGACCTAGTCCATCTTTAATTGTAGTTCCATTTGCAGCTCTTCCACTACCATTATTGTCTACTTGCAGTATATCACCATATGTACTTGCTATTGTCTTATTTGTTAAAGCCATTAATTCTCCTAACTTTCTGTAATTGTTACATAACCACCATATAAAAGGTCACTTGTTGCAGCCATATCAACTTGAATCACTAAATAATTTGTTGTGTCAGATGCTACATCTGTAATATCTATTTCAGTATTAGGGTTTCCAGTTCCCTTGCTTGTAGCAGATGTAAAAGATACATTAATATCACTTTCATGCACATCAACATTTAATGAGGCATCATTAGAGTAAACCATTACTGCTGTTGCTGTATATCCTGTAGGTATAGCTACAAAAGCATATAGTTCATCATTTGCATGGGATACTCTTATACCACCTGCATCTTCATCCCAAACTGCACCCCTAGAAGCATCATCATTGCCCTCAAAATCTCTTGGTAATATTTTCAGCCTTGTAGTGCTTCCATGCCAACCTGATAAAATAGTTCCTGCTGTGCTAAGATTACCACTTGAGTCTAATGTTAATTTAGTAGCTCCACCTACTGCTGCATCTCCTGCATCTATCTTTAATTTATCACTATCATCAGCATCATTCCCAACTGTCCATCTTACACTTGATGCTTCATAAAGACTAATGGAGGCATCATAGCCATCAGATGCTAAAATAGAAAGTTTTGCATCATTGTCACTAGAATCTCCATCTCCAGCATACAAAGTTCCATATATGGCAACCCCTTTAGCTTGTACACCTAAAAAACCTGCTAATGTTGTTGTTTCCAGTACAACACCATCTGATAAATTAATATCACTTGTGCTTCCACCAATAGATATATCACCATCTATTACAACATCTTTTGCAAATGTAGTTTTTTCATTTACTCTTATTTTATCAGTAGCTAATTCAATAGGTGCTGTAATCTCACCAATTTTCAACTGTCTTAAATTAGTGTCAAGGTGATTATCAATTTTTATTTCTCTACTCATGCAACCTTGTTTTTGTCTGCCTTTGTTTTCTTTAGTTTTTCTACTTCTTTTTGTAGTTTCTCTATTGCTTTGTCATTCTTATTAGGCTCATTAACATAGTCTAATACTTTCTTCATTCTTTTGCTTTTTCTAAACAAATGCTCTAAAACAATTCCTAGTATTTTTGCTTGTATCATTTCTTGTTATCTGACCTTAGACCTTTAATAAGACCTCTTAATGCTCCACCTACTACATTGTCAACTAAATCAATAAAATAAGGCTCTATAGTCTTATTCCATAGCTTCTTAGTTGCCCAAAACTTAGTTAAACCTGCTGTCATCAGTACACCCAGTTTTTCAAAGCATCCTTCTGTAACTGCACAAATCTTTTCATTTGGTATCTTTTTTAATACCCATAATAATGCACCACCACTACTTGCACCTAAAGTTATTGCTATCCAATCCATTTTATTTCTCCTTAATTAAATTTTCTAGTTCTATTACTTTTGACTTGAGCATGATATTGTCATTCTCTAGCCTTCTTATCTTTAAACCAAAACTATTTATTTTAACATCTACTTCTTGTTTTATTTGATTAAGCATTTTTCTTTCTTTTATGCTAATCACTTTTTTTCTTCCCATTTGCTTAAATCTAACATCTGTAATGGTCTTTCAATAGTATGCTCTTTAAGCTTATCATTCTGTATCTGTATTTTAGTTCCACCTTTTACAAAAGGCTTCCCATTAGCCATACCAATGTCATAAGCAAAAAATGTAGTTTTCCATATACCCACCCTAATACACCTAGCAGGTCTGCCATCAAGTATGACCACATCATCAGTATTTAAATCCTTGCCCATAAAAACTTTTAAACCCTCTACAACTGTTTCTATGGTTGATTTGAAGAGCAAGAGAGCTATACCTGAAACAAAGAGCCATGCCCAATTACCTAAAAACCCCTCTGCTTGTTTTTGCAATTCCTCTTCATTCATTATTTTTCAAGTAGCTTATATATTTTTAAACATATATATATAAAAGTGGCAACCCCTACTAAAACCCTTACTGCAAGAGGCAACCACTCTACCCATGTCAACACTACAGCACTTGTTCCTGCTGTTGTTGTTTTTAAACTATCTACCATTCTAATCCTTTAGGAAGCACATAACACATAGTTGAAAAGGAGGAGTTAGACAACAATTTTAATGATTGTTTCATTCTTGTTGGTTTTATGTGCTGATTTTGCATTATATGCTTCCAATTCTTTATCAATTTTATACCCCTTGCAATTTACATTTTGCAAATCAATTTTTATCCCATCTCTATTGCCATTATTATAAAACACATAGCAATTTTGAGATGCCCTCCCACTTAAATTTAATGCTTTTTCAGAGTAATCATTTGCACCTACCATGCTTGAACTTCTAGCATAATTATCCCCTACTCTAGCTGAATGAACATGACCAAATATTACAAAGTCTATATTTATCCCCTTTACTGCATACCTGCCTATAATTTGGTTGATAGCCTTTTCTATTCCACCTTTTAACCCACCATGTCCATGCAACATTAATAAGTTTTGTCCTGCTACATTAACAACCACTTCACTTGGGTCGCCATCAATAAAGCTTATTTCACTATCTCTAAATAAATATCTAAGGCAGTTATATATGGTGTAGTCATAATTATCAGTAGCTACCACATTGCTCCAGCCTAACTCTTTATTTGCTCTACCTTCATTCCCTACCACACTTGCTACTGAAACATTGAAGTCTTTATTTAAATCAAGCAAAACTTGTTGCATAATGTCAACTGATAAGAAAGTAGCTTTTGCCCTATTTGAAGCCTGATTTAAGAGTTCATCTAACCTTCTATCAGAATTTAGTAAATCTCCTGTTAAAGCCACCACTATGCTCTTTATATTAGCCATTCTAAAGTATTTCTTAGCCTGACTAACAAAATATTGACACCTTTGTGATGCAACTTCAAAATCATATTTGTTTCCTTTAATGTTTACAAGCTCATTAAAGTGTACATCACTAAATTGGATTACACCAACTGCTTTGCTACTTCCATTGTGCTTCTTAGTAACTGTGTGTAGTTTATAATTTTCAAAAAGCTTTTTTAATTCTTTGCTGTATTCTTCTACAGCATTTTCTACTCTTGCATATTCCCTAAAGGCTTTTCTTTCTACCCTATTTACATCTTGAGCTTTCTGCTTCTGCTTCTTGTATCTTACATTCTCTTTTACAAGCTCTAGCTCTTCTTCTGCTATTGGGAATACTGTCCTGCTACCACATCTTTTACATCTATATCTTTGCTTACCATGTTCAACACCACTTTTAATTAATTGAACACTAAAACAATTAGGACAGGTTAGTCTATCCTGCACTAGCCATTATATCAGATAGCTTCTTTGCTCTGTTTGGTGTTTGTTTAGCCCATCTGCTATCCAACATCTCCACACTTGCATCTTTGTAATCTTTTGTTTCTACATACATAAGTGTTTTCTTGAATTTCAGTAAGCCTGAAACACCCATTTGGTAAGCCATCTCTATTAGGACATCTTGAACTTCTTTTGGTAAACTAGGAAGGTATGGTAAGTTGTTTTCTATTCTTTCAACTAATTTAGCTACCTTCCTTTCTAATATCATATCACAAATATCTTCATCAAGCTCTAAATCTTTAATAGCAAAGCCATAACCAATAGTGTCATAGCCTTCTGTGCATTTATACACTCTAGACCTATACCCTTCTGATATTTTGATGTTATCTATTAGTGACATTATCTTTTACATCTTGAAAAGACTTGTGGCATACTTATATCTAAAATTCTAACACCACAAGCAAGGACTGCAGCATTAGCTGCAAACAATTTATCTGAGGGTTCTTTTTGGATTATAACAGTATCTAGTCCTTCTAAACTAAAAGTTCCAATATCTGTACCATCTGATGTGTTTAATGTTACCAAGTACTCTGTACCTGCTCCTGCTGAATTATAAAGTCTTACAAATTCACTTGAACTTACATTTGAAGAACCTGAATCATCTGTTCCTAGTGCTGCTTCTGTTGTAATTGGAGTAAATATTTTCATTTATACCTCCTCCACTTTCCAGCCTTTTGCTTCATAATACTCTTTTATTCCAGCACCCTTTCTTTCTAGCAAAGCACCTGTATCAGTAGTAATTTTATAAACTACATCTTTCTTTGCTTCTTTCTTTACTTCTTTTTTGAGTGATTTCTTTTTATCTGACATTACTTATTCTCCTTAAATAATATTTCCATTTTTATCAAAACTTACACCACCAAACATACCAATATTGTCAGCACCTTTACCTTTTTTGTTTCTAACAATTCTATCTGATACCTCTTGCATATAATCCATGTACTTAATTTTTTTACCTTTATAATATGCTTGTTGTCCTTTCTCCTTATCATTAACAAGTTTTAATTTCTTGCTTGGGTCAAGTTCACATTTAAAGGTTTTATTATTTAGATTTCCTATATCTTTTTTATTTGACATTTGAATTAGATAGGGTGGCTTTTACACCACCCTTATCTTTATTTATTATGAGATTTCAGTATGAACTTCTACACCATGTGCATTAACTAAAATTGATTTGCCATAATAAGCATTAGCAACCAAAGTAGTCTTTGCAGAAACTTCTTCTCTTTCTGAAGCCATTTGGATAAAGTTACCACCACCAAAATCAATATATCCAACACCTAGTGCTGTTCTTGCAAACAATCCACCTTTCTTCATAGTTGCATCTGAACCATCAGGAACTGATGTGCTAGTGAAGATTCCAATACCTGCTATAGATGTAACAAATCCTGCACCCATAAATTGGTCTGAAACTGAACTATTGTTAGCAAGATTAAATGCACCTTTTGAACCACCATAGCTACCACCTGTTGCAGCAGCAGTATTAAATTCATTAGACACACCAAATTTACCATAGACTTGTTGAGGATGTAGTACTGCATTATATGGTCTTGGAGCATCATTAGCTTCAAGATTTGCTATACCATCCATCAAGTCCATGAAATATAGTCCCTCAGTAGATGCACCTACTGCATTTGAAAAACTATCAAAATGTCCACAAACTTCTTCATCAAAGTGTTTAGCTACATCATTACCAAGTTGAGCACCTGCATTTACCATTAAGGCATCTGCATTTCCATAAGCAGATAAATCTGTTATTTCTGCTCTTATTGCCCTTCTTAGTACTTCTAAACTAACTACAGTTGTTTCAATGTTAGTTAAGTTAGCATCTGTTTCTTCTGCACCTGAAGCCATTTCTTTAACACCATAGGTTGCATTTGAAGGGGTATGTTTTGTGTAAACTGGCACTTGAACTGTTTTAGTTCCTTGTGGTGCTGGTGACATTGTTACTAAAGAACCAAGCACATTACCTTTGTTAAATTGGACTATTGCTGAAGCAATGGCAGTTCCTAGACCACCTGCTGCAACACCTACATCTGTTACTACATTACTTTGAGCCATTATTTTTCTCCTAAATTATGAATTTAAAGAGAAACTACTTTTTTCTATGACCCCACTTATATCCATCTACATTTTGTGCAAGATACTTATCTGCTCCAACAGGGTCATTCATAGCATATTCTTCTATTGAATCATATCCTCCAAAATCTCCCACCTTCTGCTGACTTATAGCTCTTGAATTATTAGTGGGTAAAGTATTTCTCTTGTTAACTTTACTTACATACAACTCCAATTTGTCAAGTGATAAATCCCCTGCAATAGATTTGTCAGAATCATCAGTTAATTGCTCCATAAGAGTATTTCTCTTATTTGTTTTATATTCACCCCATGCATTGACATCCACTTGGGCTTTTTCAAGTTTAAGGTTGGCTTCATCAAGAAGTGTCTTATATTCACCATTCTTCTCTAACTGCTTCTGTCTAGTTGCTTCTTGGTCTGCCTTAATCTTGTCTAATTGAGCCTGTAATTCTTGATTTTGAGTTTTGTACTCATTCTTCTGAGTATTAACCTCATCAAATCTACTTTTAGGAATACCATCTAATACATTGTTTTGACTAGCTTCTGTGCTAGGTTGTTTAACCTGATTTGCTTCAGTTTGAGTTGTTTTATCTTCCATTTGTAACCTCTTTTGTGAGTAATTGATTAAAAATCTTTCACCATAATATATTTAAAAATATATTAAAGTCTACATTTATTTTAAAACAAAAAACCCCAAGCTGTTACACTCAGGGTTTTTCTTTGCTATTTTATTTGCCTGTTGATTATCTAATAAAGCATGAACCATTAGTATTTATAAGTCCATTAATAATTCTATTAGCATCATCTATGTCATTTTGAAGATTAGTTATGATATTTTGAACATCATCACAAGGCATAGCATTTTGTATTGCTCTACAAACTCTATCTATGTTTATGTCAATATGTAGAGTTCCATCATCAAAAAAAGAATCTGTAACTATACCTCTACTTCTAAGCATATTAATTTGTGTTGCACTTACATCAAAACATCTATTAATGCCTCTCCAAGTATCACTATCTCTATCCATTTGGTCTTGACTAAGCCATACTCTTATAGTATCTCCAGCATCACATAGTGCATTTACAAATCTATCTACTTGGTCGCTATCTGCAATATTAAACCCATCTAGCCTATTAGCATCATTGTCATCCCAACTAAAAATATTCATAAGAATATCTACTAATTGTCTGTTTCTTGTTATTCTGTTTATCTGTGTATTGTTCATTTTAAATCTCCTTGTTTATTTATTAACCTCTAACCTTCCATAATATAGCAAGGATTTATAATATGTGTCAAGCTTTTTTTATAACTTTTTTATGTTTTATAAGGAGAAAAGGATATAACTATTTCTTTCCAATAGTTATAGTTTGAGAGCCTTTAGGCATTACTTTCTTTAATTCTTTGTTGAATTCAGGCATTATTGCTTTCATTACAGGGTCAGGCATAGCTTTATTCTTGTCAGTTAGCACTCTACCATTCCTTCTTAGCCAATCTACTTTTTTAGCATGAGTTGTCCAGCCTATATAGACAGCATTGTCTTTAGGGTCTGCTTCTGCATTTGTGTCTAGCTGAAGGTCACCTCTTAGTACAGGTGCTACTGAGTTCTCATATCCACCTGAAACACTTGTTTTTTGTCCATTAATAGTTATCTTGCCACTACTTTTGGCTTTTTTATAACCTTGTGAGTATTGTTTAAATTTGTTATTATATACATCTTTGGGGTTACCTTTGTTGAATATGTGGTGCTTGTATTTGTTTTTTATATTCTCAGCAAATAGTTGCCAAAAGGCAAACCCAAATAAAGGTTTAGGTAGTTTAAATTCTTTGCCTGTTTTAGCCATTAGTTTAGCTTGTCTAGCTTGGCTTTAGCACCATCAGGGTCATGTCCAAATTTATCTTGTACAGATATTTCCCATTTATGTCTGCAATTATATCCACCACCTTCACTAAACACACCACCTCCAAACTTAGATTCTATCTCTGCCTCAGTTAATTCACCTGCTGACATCATCTCTAAGCACTCAGGTCTAGTTCTATCATCTAATGCTCCTATATAAACATATTTAGTATCAGAAGGCATTTTATCCATCATTAGCTTAGTAACATTTCTGCTATATTCATTCATTGATGTATTGATAAGTGTTTGTAGTTGTGGTTTGCTTAATGCTCCTTGACCTCTAACCTTTTCTAGTACAGCTTTTGAGGGTGAACCTGCTATAGCACCATTAATAACTTCTCTTTTAACTATCTGAGCCATATTATCTAATTGAGATAGCAATGAATCTCTGTTATATCTTACAAGTGTTTCTAGTGTTTCTTCTGATAAAGCAGCAAAGCCTTGAATTGATTGTAGCATACCTGAGTGAGATGCTTCAAATATAGAGATAGCATTTTCAGCTTTTGCCATAATAACACCCTCTACATTTAATCCTTCTATAAACTTAATAAATTCTTCTGCTGATTTGTTTCCCTTTAGTGCATAAAGTTCTGCAATAGTTTTTTCTTGCACCTCTAAGATAATTTCTGTAATGGTTTCTGAGTTAATTTCTATAAATAGTTGGTCTGACATTAATCCATCAACTCCCACTTAGTAAATCAGATACTGACTTTCTTGACTGCCAAAACTTGCATGACCAGTATCTTGCCTTTGTTTTGTCTGTAGGTTTGTTAGAGTCACATTTATGCCTTGCTCTAAAACTTCTTCTTTTTTCATCTGAGAATCTTTTAATAGATAAATTAGGGTCACCAAACATTACTTTCTTAACCTTATCACCATCTTTAACATACACTTGAAACTTCTTTCTGCCATATCCTGCTTGACCTTTAGTGATTCTAGTAGGTTTGTCTAGTGTTACTTTTCTGCCTTGATATTCAGCCATTATACAGGTCTAGTTAGTTGTGCCAGTAATGTATTTTCCTCCTCAACTTCCTCATCATCATCTGCTAAGTCTGCATCACTTCTTTCAAATAAATAATCTTCAGCAGTATCTCTATCAGGGAATCTATCAGGGTCTTTCTGCATTAATATATCTGCTCTATCTATAAGTCCATTAGATAACTCCCATTCCCACTTATCTCTCTGTTCTTGGTCAGATAATACTTCCATTGTTTCTTCAAAATCAACCTGCTCTAATTCACCTGCATCTTTACCCATATCAACTGCAATCATCAATCTTTCAAGTTCAAATATTTGTTTTTCTACTTGTCGCCATCTAATGACATCTGATATTCTACTATCAGTTAATTCTTGGTTTCTCAATTTTATGGCAATACCTGAAGCTGCTGCTTGTCCTTCAACAAAGCTAATATCTATATGGTAGTTCTGAGCTAACATCTTGTATGCTGTTGTGATTGATGTAGTTATTGAATCTACAGTATTAGGTGGTGTTACAATATTCATTTGCCCATCTACACCTAAAAAGCTAATCTTATCTGCACCAACTTCCATTGTGTCTTTTTCTATTTGACTACCATTTACATAGATATAACCAAATGACTGAAACATTATATTAGCATTTTTATTTGTTTCTGCAACATTAATCATTGTGTTTGTTTGTATTAAATCAGTAGAGGCATCTGTGTCCATATAGCTAGACTCAGGCTTCCCATCTCTCCAACACTCAACAAAAGGCAATACACCATATGGATTTATCATATCAGGGTTATCTTCATCTGTGTATATCTTACCATTCTCATCATAAGTAAATGTGTTGTCTTTATCCCAATACACATATAGCATTGCTGTATCATCAACTACTGTATCTTTTGTAGCTATAGGATAAGTAAATGCTATTGGAGTTAATGGGTCATCACCAAACATAGGCTCATAATCATGGATAATATCATACTCAATGTGTTGCTGATTCTTATCATCATATCTCATACAAACCTTTATTAAAACACCATCAAGCAGGTTAGTCATTCTTTCTGCTCTTTGCATCTTAAAGTCTTTATGATGAAATAACTCAGGTGTGTCTTCTTTAGTATAAATTCTTCTAGGTGGTTTCATATACACTAATGATATTCTATCTATAATTCTTTTAGTCACATTAATGTTAGCAGCAGGTACTTTTTCAAACAATGTTGAATCAAAATAATCCATTGTATAAGGCAAACTTCTACCTTTGTAATACTCTAAGGCATCTAGCCTTGCTGACTTCCACTTATCTTTCCTCTGCTGAGATGCAGAGTATTTAGCTTGTAATACTAATAGTTCACTTATGTTTGGTATCATATCCTTCTTATGCTCCCCAATGTTGGTTTTATTATAGGAAACTCATATGCACAAAAATATCCAAAAGCATCACTAGCATGAGAATACAAACTGTTGCTCTTATCTATTTCTCTAGTTCCCTCTTTGTTCACTACTTTTTCAAAATCCTCTATTAATGTTTTAGCTTTAGGGTCAATAACTATATTTCCTTCAAGCTGTTTATTTACAGCATTTACCCTGTCTACAACTCTAGGATTTGTTCTCCCTGCTCTGACTTTAAACCCTGCTTTATAAATTAGGTCTACATCAGAGAACATTGCAGAAGTTTGCTTTTTAACACCTGTTGCATCAGGGTATGCTATATATTCACTATTTGGGTATTTTGATTTGATTGTTTGACACATTCTTTCTGTAAGTAGGTCACCACTACCTCCATGAGATAATGATATACAATCAAACACTCTTATTTGGGGTTGTCTTTCATGTAATTGTATAAGGCAACTAACCATTGGGTCGCAGTTGAAGTCGACCCCAATGTAAACAGGCTTGTATCTCTCATACTTGACTTCTGAAACACAGGTATCTCTGTTGAAGTTATATGTTGAGCCTTGCTGGATGTTGACAAAATTTCCATCTCTATATGCCTTTAATAAATTCTTATCATAGTTATCTTCTAAAAGTTTTAAATAACTAGGTGGAAGATACACATTATCTGTTGTTTTTCCAAACACTAATAATTTTTCATCTGTTTTTTTCTCCACAAACTCATGGTGTGCATACTTATAACCTTCAGGAGTTGTTGTAACAAACATTACAGGGTTGTCACAATCCCTCATTCTACCTATAGCTTTCTGCCATGCTACTTTGCAATAATTATAGCTACAAACATCAAATTCATCAAATCCTGCCCATGACAAACTTACACCAATAATTGATTGTGGCTTTACCATTTGAAATATTTTAATGTGTCCATAAGCTGTGTCTATTGTGTGCTTTGCAACATTATAGTCAAAAGCTATACCTTTGTTTCTTAATATGTCTAGAAATGGTGGTATAAAAACTTCCTCTGCTAAAGCATAAGTAGGATATATAACCCACCCATTGCTAATACCATCTTTGTTTTTATTGGATATGTGCTGAATAAAAGCCATGTGCAGAAAGCTGTGTGTTTTTCCACTCCCCATACCTCCACATAAAAGCCTCATTGGATAATCTTTTCCATTGGCTTTCTTTTTAGTTAGGAAATCCCATTGGTGTGGGAAGTAATCTTCTTTGTGTAATGTTAAATTAGATGCCATCAAATACTATTTCATCTATAGGTCTTACTTCTGTCAGTTCTTGTTTGTCTTTTTGGTCTAGTATCTGTTTACCTAACCATATTAACATTGGAGTAGAACCTTTTTCAGCAGCATTCCATTGCAACTTTCTTAATCTTATTTTTCCTGAATCTCTCCCTTTTGTCAGAAAACTGGAATAACTCTTTTTAATCAAATCTTCAGAGCATCCAAAAAAACTAGCTATCTCCCTATTAGTACAACCAAAGGAAGCCAACTGTTCTAATTGCTTTGTATCTATATCATATTTTTTAGGTCTTGCCATAGGTGTAGTATAACTAAGATAACACCTTTCTTTCTACTAAAATCTTAAATTTACTAGCTTTTTCTTGTTTTAAACTCACTATATCTAACCACTTAGGACTATCATCATGTATAAATCTTTCTATACATAAAGCATCACAAAAACCTTTTATTCCTCCCCAAACATTGTCAAGGTCATACTTTCTTTTTAAATAAACAGTAATCTTTAACTCACACTTTTCAGATGTAGGCTCTATATTATTCTCATTCATTTGATGTCTTATTTGGAATTGATACTGATGTTTTATTCTTTGCTTTTTAGACCAATGCCATTTATCTACAGCATTTCTACTATAAATCTTATCATTTATTTCTAGGCTTTCCCACTTACCACAACTTAAACTTTTTCTTTCTATCTTTAATTTCCTTGTATTTTTTATTGTTTATTTTTTTATAACAGCTTTTACAAGTGTTGTATTTATAGCCTGAGTATATAGCATAAAATTCTTTTTTGTCCTGAGCTTTCTTGCATTTTGTACATAATTTTTCTGAGGGTAACATAGGAGATTCAAACCCATTGAGAGTGTGGGATTTGAAAGGTTAAGGTTAATGCTACCCTCATATCTATTTCTTCTTCTTAGCTCTTTTATATTTCTTTATTGCTAAATTCTTTCTTCTTCTTTCCTGCTTCCTTAGTTTTGCTTTTTTGTTTGGCATATTGTTCTGCTTCCTTTTTATTTATAAATCTCTCACCATCTACAATATAAATAAATCCTAGTTCTTTCCTAATCATTTTATAATATCTTTTAATTTTAGCTTTTTTAAATCATTAATTTTATCATCAACTTTGTCTTTTGCTTCTTCTATCTTATCTTCTACCTTCTCCACCTCAACCTTAACTTCTTCTTTTTTAATGTCAAGCTTCTCTTTTACCTCTTCTTTAAATTCCTCAACTTTCTGTTTTACTTTTTCTTCTGCTTGACCTTTTAGAAAAGCACCTAACCCAGCAAAATAAAGGACACCTACAATACTAGCACACAAAACAAGTATTATAGTTAATTTTTTAATTATATTATCTAGCATATCACACTCCTAATTACTTTGTTCAAGTGTATTTAGGGTATTCTCCTTACAACCATAACCTTTATGAATTGTTCAAATACACAGAATACACCACATACTACCTATTGGAAGAATCCTTCATCTACTCAAACTCCTAATATTTGTTTAATGTCATCAGGGTCTGCTGCATCTTTAGCAACTTCTTCCATTTGTTTTTTTAATTGTTGACTCTTTTTTAGTTCAACATCACTATCATAACTTCTAATATCTTCTTCTTTATTAAAAGAGTTATTTGCCCACCTAGATAACCTTCTGCCTGTATCCCATGTTTTTTCTAAC